GTCATTTTGTTAGCGGTAACTTGCACCATATTGGTGCTCGGGTCAGAGGCCGTAATAGAGCCACCCTCACCCGGCCAGTAGACGGTAACGCCACCGGTACGCCGCGGGAATTGCACCACGTCCGAGCCCACGGTTTGCACGTCGAGAACTTGGCGGGCCGCTCCGCGGGTTTCCTTAAGCTCGATAAGAGAAGGGATAAAGATATCGGGCACCGTAGCCCCGCCCGCCGTCATGGTAGACGTGATAGCGGTTTTCTTGAGAATCTCACGCTCGGTAGCCGAGAGCAAGCCCGGAAGGGTAGCGGACTTCCACCACGCTCCGAAAGCTTCCGCCTCTTCCGCACAAGAAAACGCGGTTTTCTTTTCGCCGGCGTACTCGCGGCCGCTCTTGGCCCGCTGGTTATAGCTCTTACGCTCCGCGTTACCGATAAAGAAACGAGCCGGGGCCGCTTCCTCCACGGTAGCGGTATGCACCGCCGCGGCTCCGCGGCTACGGCTCTTGAGCCGCTCTACTTCGCTTTCGAGCTCGGCCACCTTGCCGGCTTCCGAGATATCGATTTGCTTGGCCGTTGAAGCTCGGTAGAGCTCCGCGATATCCACGGCCTTACCCTGATGCACGATACGGAGGTTCTTAGCCTCCACAAACTTGGCCACTGCCGGCGCGTCCGTATCGGCTCCGGCGTAGCCCTCGGCCTTAACGGCCTGAAGCAACGTATCCCATTTCATTATAGAAACTCCGAGACTTGGCTAGCCACTCGGCTAGCTCTTCCGCTTTGCGGCCCTTTAGCGGAATGCCCCGGCACCTAGCGGGGGTCTCGGCTACGGCTTGCTCGTTAGATGATAATAACGGTTTTCGGTTCTGGAGCCGCGCTAACTTCCGCCGGCGTGAGATAATCTTGAGCGTAGGGATTCATAGGTAGAGCGGTATAGCTCACCTCCAAGAGCCTCCAAGCTCTATGCACCGCTTTAGCTTCCGGATACTTCCGGAGCTCATCCGGAGTAGGAGCCCCATACTCCAAAGCCTCAAAGCCAATACTTTGGCCGATATTGCCGGCCATAGCAAGAGCTCGGATTTGTGCCACGAGCGGGTTTTGCGGGTTATCTATAAGTACGCTTTCTACGATAACCCCGCCCTTTGGCTTAATGAGGTTACGTAACTTGCCTACCGCGCTCATAGCCTCGTAGTTATGGTCTACGAAGAGGGTACGGTTAAGCTCGAAGTACGAGCTTTCCATGCCCGCGGCTAGCACTACGTCCCCCTCGATATCGACATTCTCGGTAGTAGCGTAGGCTCTAATCTGGGTAGGTTGCCCCTCGGGCACCGGCACCACGGCCCCGCTCATATCGGGGGCCGCTTTCATCCGGAGCCGGCCGCTCTTGTATACTCGGTAATGCCGCCGGCAAAGGCTCTCCCAAGCTTTGCCCATGGTCTCGGTAAGGTTTCTCGTATCGTACATGGTTACACTTCCTCGATGGTACCGCATCCGCAGTTGGGGTGGATTTCGCTAGCCACCATAACCGGGTAACGTATGGTATAGGTTACTCCGTCCGTGCCAGTAACTTGGGCCCCCGCGGGGTAGAAGGGGTCTCCGATAGGGGTAGGCTCTTTACCCTTATCCCGAAACGCGGCCTCACATAAGCCGCAAGGGTTACCCGAGAGAATCCAAGTTTTACCGGTGTAGCCCATCTCGATACTCTGGGCAAGGCTCCCATTTTGTACCGCTCGGGCCGTCTCGGTTCTCGCGATAGTCTCGGCTCGGGCTAGGCTAATATCCGGGATTTTGTCCGAGAGGGCTTGGGCCATCTCGTTATAGGTAGTACCGTTAGCTAGCTCCCGGTCTATCTCGGTACGTAACTGGTTAGCCATGTTATCGGTAACCCCTTGCACGAGATCGAAGGTATACCGCTCCACATACTTACGGGCCGGGTCTCCGGAGAGCGGTACGCTTTCCTCATCCCCTTGAGCTTGTAAGAAATCCGTAGCCCCTATCTCAAAGGCCGTAGAGATACTCTCGGAGAGCTTCTCTACTAGCCCTTGCTTATCCAAGCTGGATACGTCAAACGTCCCGTCAGGCTTGAGAGTACCTAAGAGAGCTCGTAGGTTTTGCTCCCCCCATATCGAGATAAGCCGGCGCATTTGTCGCTCTAGCTCGGGAGGTACCGGCTCCGCGGCTTTGGTATGGCACCGGCACCCGCACTCCCCGCCCCACTCGTAGCGGCCTACGGTAATGCTCTTAGGCTTTGGCTTGCATCCTTCACCCTCGGGCTCGGGCTTGCAAGCTTCCGCCGGCTTGGTTTCGATATCCGGGCCGTTCTCGCATCCGTTAGCCGTCTCCAGCTTATCGGCTCCCGATCCTTTAGCCGGCTCCGCGGCTTGCTCCGCTTCCATGGCCGCGGCCTCTTCCTCGGCCTCTATCATACTTGCCCACTCGGTAGCGGCTTCCCTCATCGGCTCACCGCCCCATAGCGCATAGGCGATACGGCCCGCGCTCGGATATCCCGGCTCACCTTCCCGGAATCCCTCGGCCTCTTTATCCACTTGGTGCCGAGCAAAGTAACTCACGATACGTAGCACCGTCTCCGGGCTCATAACGCGGCCGTTTGCGATATCCCTAGCTCGGGCTACGCCCACCTCGGTACCGCCGCGGCCGTACTCGCGTCTCCACTCCAAGCCTTGCTCCGCTTCCGCTCTAGCTTCCGCCGGCGGGATAAACTCGGGGAGCTCTTTAGTAACTACCTCCCGCTCGGGCTCTTCCGCGGGCTCAAGCTCTAGCGGCTCGGGCTCTTCCGCCGGCTCGGCGTAGTCGCTTCCCTTGGTCGGCTCGGGCTCTTGCTTATCGAGCTCCCCGGCGTTTCGATATCGTAACCGAGTAGGGCCGCTAGCACCTTGGCTAAACCGGGCCCCGGCTCCACTACGAGTAACGGCCGCGGGCTCCGTATTACCTTTGCTCTTAACCTCATCGGTAGGCTCCGGGGTGAAACGTCTAAGAGGATTGAATACAGCGTCTAGAACCGCGGCATCTACCGTAGGGAATGCCGCTCCGGCTATAGCTCTAGCCGATTCCATAGGTAACTCTCTATTAGCCACTTGGCTAGCCAAGGCCGCCAAGGCTTGCACTTGAGCACCATTAAGAGCGGTAGCGGATACATCTACGCCGCTAGCCGCCACCGCTACCGTCTCTTGGGATACCTCCGGCAAGCTCATAGGCTCGGCCGCGGTTACCGCCGGCGTAGCTCCCGTACTTAGCTCGGAATCGGATACGGCCTCTCGGCTCTCACGCGGGGGAAGATAAAGCACCTTACGGTATTCGTCCGCGTCTATAACCCCATCCCGATAAGCCGCTCCCATGATAGAAGCTTCTATCTGTTGGTCTTCTAGATCCGGATTCTCGTAGCCGAACCACAAGTCTCCGGCCTCTTCGCCGTAAATCGGTAAGAGGTAGCTAGTTAAATCCTCGGCTACTCTGGCCATACGCTTAAAGCAAGCCCGGAGCAAGAGCCGCTCTCCGAGCTTGGCTCCGGCTAGGTTACTATCGTTAAGCTTCCAAATGGCCTCCGGGATACCGGCCGCTCGGTAGATAGCTTTCTCGGCTTGCTCTAGGCCCGTAACGTATCCCATCTCGTGAGTCTTAGCGGCCGATTGCACGAGCTCGGCCTCCCGGATAATGAGAGCCCGCCCCGCGGAGAATGGCCCGCCCTTAGCCTTTAGGGCCGTCTCGGCTTGTCTCATTTGTTGATCCGTGTAGCTCATCGGCACCTTAAGGATAAAACCCGGTTGCCCGGCGTTCTTCCATCGGTTAACCTCGGTAACGAGAGCCGCGTTCTCGGCATCCGCGTAGGCTTCGATACTCGATAGCCAAGAGATACCATCCCAAGGCCGGAAAGGGTCTCGGGCATACGGAGAGAAGATCACCTCCGCGGCCGGCACTTCCATAACGCTCGTAGTATCGCGGCCGTAGCGGTAGGCCCGAATGAGGCTCTTTTTATCTAATACCGGTTGGGTAAACTGGGGGTGGAGGATATAGAGACCCGCCGGGCCGTTAGGCCCCGGAGCTCCACCCGTCCAAACGTAGCTCTTACCCGCTACCTCTCGGTAGAAGTAAAGCATTGTAAGGAAATCGGAGGCCG